ATCAACGCAGGGAGTGGCAGAGCAGGCAGAAAATGTGATTTCCAGCTATATGCAGATTGCAAGCAGGAAAGAACTGAACTGTTTATATCTGGATGATCTTAGGTATGCGCTGAAAGAAAGAATCAGTACATATAAACGTGCCGTGTTCTCAGCCCCGGATACAGATATAGAACTTGAAAAAGGAAAAGTTATCATGCCGGGGAAAATATCCGTGACCGTCACAAATGTTGGAGGTGCGTAAGATGGAGAAATTTGCTGATTTCATGTATTATCTGCTAACGTCCCCTTTTAAGCGGATAAAAAAGTCGCAGAATCAGTGGTACATGTTATTTCAGGTATTGGGATCATATATGGATCACGCAGGAGAAATCTTATTTGATGCAAGAGAACAGACAATGCTTGCAACCTGCGATGCATCCATGCTCCAGAGCCATGCAGATGATCGCAGCATAGTGAGATATCCGGGAGAATCGGACGAGAACTACAGAAAAAGGATTGCTAATTATACTGAGGTATGCAGGCTGGGTGGAACTAATCAAGGAATGATTCTCGCAGTGAGAAAGCTTGGGTTTGATGATGCGGAAATCAAAACTGCAATGGAGCTGACAGGCGTTGCAGATAGATGGGCAGAATTTTATGTGATCGTGCATCAGGATATTGATAAGGAATATCCGATAGGTTTTGATATTTTAAAAAGCGAGGTGCGGAAGGTCAAATATGTAACTGCTAAAGATAATTATAGATATCTGTTTTTAATAAAAATTATTACTCCGCCAGCAGAGCTGAAGCTTAAAAGTAAATCAGTAATTAAGATTGATAATTATAATTATTTGAGACTTGATGGCACATGGTCGTTAGATGGATCACAGACACTGGGTGCATCTTATAGAAAGTTTTTAGTGAAGCAAAGAAGCCGGATACAGTTTACTACACCGACCGGAAGAGTTGGAAGCATCAATCGTGTCATAACACATAATGATTGGTGCCTCGATGGAACTTATTTATTAGATGGAACAAAAGAAATGGATGCATACAGATTTGAGGAGGAGATTGTATGAAGCAGGTAATTACAGAGGCAAAGAGAAAAAAGATTGCAAAGGCATTACATGATACCGGAACTATTTCCAAGATAAAATATATTGCAGTTGGATCAGGTGGCGTGGATGAGAATAATGAAGTATTAAGTCCAAGCGAGACAGCTACAGCATTAAAACATGAACTGCTTAGAAAAGAATATACATCCAGTCAGAAAATCAGCGATACATGCTATGAATACACGATTGTAATTGAAGCTAATGAACTGGTTGGCGAGTATATCAGTGAAATTGCATTAATCGACGAGGATAATGATATTATTGCAATCGCTAACTTCCTTCCGAAAGGTAAAGACCAGATGGAAGATTCATTTGCTATTCAGGATATGTATTAAGAGGGGATGTTTGATTTGGAAAGACGTGGAAAAGGACTATTTTTTCAATATAACATTGATGATGGTGCAATCGGGTTTTTCTTAGCGATAGCGTACTTAACAGAGGAAAAAGAATTTCAAATTGCAATGCAAATTGGAATATTAGAATTGACAATTGGATATACGTTTTAAATGAATTGGAGGATACTTATGGCAAATTTAAAAGTTAATGAAGAATTTGATACTGCAATGGAACAACTCACACCGGAGACACGAGCACATGCAGATCGCTTCAACGAACGATATGAACAGTTGCTTGGAAATGATGCTTTTTTAAAGGGAAAGATTGAAGATGCGAATACAAATATTGAGAGGGCAATGGCTGTTGCTCAAGGCAAATCGGCTGGATATGTATTTAATACATATTCAGAATTAATTGCGTATATTGCTGTTCCTGCGAACGTGGAGAAATTTCGCTTGGGTGATCAGTTTTTAATAAAGGCAACGGATATACCAGACTATTGGTGGGATAATACCGTAACAACTGCGCAGACAGATTCTGCCGGAAATGTGATATCTGGAAAAAATACGTCCGGTAAAATAGTTGGCGCGCTGGCAGAACTCGAAGCAAGAAAAATTGATTTGTCCAAGTATGATGCAAATGATGCGGCATTATTTAATAACATGTCCCATCAGTATAGTTCTGCCAGAGCATATGATGTTGGAGATATCTGCATTCATAATAATGATTTATATAAATGCGTTACGGCAGTAGAAGCCGCAGAAACATTCAATGCATCTAAGTGGAATAAGACATCGCTGGCTGCGTTACATGCAGATCAGGAGAAAAAAATTTCTGAGAATAATCAGCCACCGACTTATACAGTGGCGAGCAGTTTGAGTGCTTTGACGAGTGGTGAAAAATTATCAGTTGCATTTGGAAAGATTGCAAAAGCTGTGAGTACCTTGATCAGCCATATTAGTACGAAGGCAACAAGTTCTGTCTTGGGGCATGTGAAATTATCGGACAGTACATCAAGCACCAGCGCGGCAAGTACAGGGGTGGCGGCAACGCCAAAAGCTGTGAAAGCTGCTTATGATTTGGCAAATAGTAATACTAAAAAATTAGGAACCACTGATATATCTAGTATCGGTGATGGAACCGTGACCGGAGCAATAGCCGGAAATAAAGAAGCGATAGAGGACATAAACCAGAGTTTAGACGGCTGTTTAAAATCTGTAAGTGATGGCAAGAAAACCGTAGCCAGTGCCATCACTGCACAAGGAGTTTCTACGGCTGCGGATGCAGAATTTGCAACAATGGCGGCAAATATAGGCTCGGTTGGTACTAATAAATACAGTGCCGGAAGAAGACAAGGCAGGTCAGATGTCACCTCGTCTCCAAATTCCTATGGATTGTATACAAAATCCCAGTATGACAGTAATTACAGCACTGGACAGGCAAACGGCTCAAATAGTGCCAAAAGTAACGGCTCAAAGTCTGCAATATGGCTTATAAGAAACAATTCGCCAGCATCTCTTTTGTGCTATGATGGTAATTATTTTACAGCAAGTGGAAACACCGTTTATTGTAAAGAATCTGGCAGCTATCTGATTGCAAATGAAGGGTATAGTTTAAGCGGAAACATAAATATAAACGGATCATCCTCATGGTACGGAGACTGTAACGTGTATCATGGCGGAACAACCAGGAGTTTACCTGCCGGTGGATATATTACACCTAATATTTCAGCGAATAGTTCCAGTGGTTCGGCTGGTATTATTATTGTTAGAAAAGCCTAATTTACTTACCAACAGCCAGCCATCTTCATTGCTATAATATCTTATTTGGAGTTTAGGTTTTGAACTGCCGTTTGCATACGTTACTTAAACGTTTGATTTGTAAACATAAATTTGCTTATACAAATGAGATGTGGTTCGTATTAAGTAAAGATCGTATTACAAAAGTTTGCGTGAAATGTGGGTAAAGAATTTATTGAATACAGTAAACTCTGGGTATTTGCAAAAATTCATTATTTTCTGCTTTCTCAAAAAAGATATAGCGCACTAATGAAAAATGTGATATTGTTCTTATATGGAGGTGACGGATATGCCATATAATGAAAAACAAAAAAGCTATACAATGAAGTATTTGAGCAAACTGAAAGAAATAAGATTCAGAGTAAAACAAGACGAGTATGAAAAATATGAAGAGACTGCTAAGAAAGCAGGATATTCTAGTCTTAGGCAATTCTATATAGATGCAATCAATGAAAAGATTGAAAAGATTGAAAAAATCGATAATATAGCGCACTAATCTATTGACATATAGCGCGCTATATATTATAATTGTATTATCAGATGAGGCAAGCAACAACTGAAATACAGAAAAGAGGTAAAAATGGAAGAAATGGGAATGACAAATGAACAATACAAAGGGATGTTACTTGATGAGTTGGAAGATTGGCAAGAGGTTTTAGAAATTGCAAAAGAAACAGATAATGACAAGATCATTAAAAAGGCTGAAAAGCAGATTCAAAAGATAAACGAGAAATTGAAATTTTAAAGGAATAACAGAGAGGGCGGGCTTGCCACCGCTCTCCGCCAAAAGAATTGTAGCAAATTAAATAGTAAATATCAAGACCGGCTGAAATATGCCGGTAAAAAAATACCTACGAAAGAACATATGTTCGATACAAAAAAGATAGGAAAGTCACAACCGACCAAAGCCTTGACAATCCTATCTTCACACAAGCACAAATGCTCATATGAAAACTATACTGTAAAGTTGGCATTTGCGCAAGTTTAAAAAGAAGGAGAAAATAGATCATGAATAAACTGGATGTGCAAAATGCTATATTAAATGCAATGACACCATATTTAGACGATGATCAGCTATATCAATTGAAAAATACGTTAATAGAACAATTATATGGTATGAATATTGTGGAAGAAGAAACAAGATTATCGAAAGTAGTTATAAAAAATGTGTTGCTTAATATATAAATTCTTATTAATTTTGACACAAAAAATGCAAATAAGTTTTCTTAAAATACTTCCTGAAAACGCACTAAAATTTGTGTCAAAAAAAATGAGAATTTGTGTCAAAAATTTTGCGCAGCTACATGCACCTTTACAAGATGGTATAACAAGAAACACCAAAGGCGTAAACATATGTCAAGAGTGGGATTTGTTAGAAATAGCATTTACGAAAAAGGATTAAAGAAAAT